CTGCTACGCGACGTTCTTTGGCGGCGTCCTTGCTGGCTTCGGGTACGATGTTTTTACCCGTGGCTGGATTGATAACCGCTAGCCACGTTTCCGCCGTCGCCTGATTAAGAGTGCCGTCATTCGGCAACGCGAAGAAGTCGCCGGTCTCTGGATCTTTCACCATTAACCCGGCCTCGGGCACGACGTAAGGCAGTGGCGTGAACTTGCTATTGCCTCCAGTCAAGACTTGTTGGCAGGTTGGACACTTCGTGTCGCCTTTCTCTGCCTGTGGAGCTACGCCAACATAGCGACCATGACAACCCATGTGGTCAACGAGTCCAAGACTCGCGTCGATGGCTCGCGTGTGCAGCGAGTTCTCCGAGGCTTTCAAGTTCGCCTCCGCTTGCTGCTTTTGCATTTCTTCCTGTTGAGCGCGAGCTACCGCAAGTCGCTTGGTTTCCGCTTCTACTCTGGCGTCAATCGCCAGTTCGTCTTTCGTCCGCGCGGGTGATTCCGGCGGGGCGGAGGGCGATTCCTTAGTGCTCGGCGCGCCAGTGTTTTTATCGTCAGACATTTCAGTTCTCCTTAGTCAGGTTGATCAGGCACCCTAGGCCAAATCACAGTTAGTGCAACGCTTTGTTATATAACACGAACCGTGATCCGCTTTTGGAAGGTTTCAGCGTTTTACTAACCGCATTTGAGGGATATGAATGCGCCCTCTGGCTCCGTTGGCTACCTTTCGTTCTGCCTGTTCGCGTCGCTCTATTTCCTTGGCCCACACGCTACGGCTCAGTACGGCAATGCTTTGCTCTTCCTCCGTCTCAAGCCTAACGAGGTTGGGGGCGCGTATTTGTTCGTCAAGTTGCTCTTCGATTCGCTCCGCTTGCGTCATGCGTTTGGGCCGGGGGAATGCGTCGTAGGCAGCCGCCTTGATCATGTCCATGAAATCATTGAAGCGCGGATCGGGCTCTTGCTTGATCGTGGGATCGCCGCTGGTTAGAGCCTTGTAGTGATAAGCGGCGAATTCAGCCTCTACTCTGGCCCACGGCGAATCCGGCTGGCGTCGCGGCCAGTCTGAGTTAGGCACAACACATACAAACCGGGTGCGGCCCATTAGATCGGGAAAGAATGGGTTGGGTTTGTCTGTGTCTATAATTCTGAGGTAGTCGCGCATCTGCGCTATTCCGATGTTTGGGCCAGCGGTCCATTGGCGAAAGGGCAGCTTCATCTTTCCGTATTCAATACGCTCTGACTTCGCCTCGTGGGAATTGATCCAATGCTTCACGCGACTGCGCTCTGCCTGTCCGCCATAGCCATCAGCGCGGATTCCTTCGTCCCTGTTAATCTTTTCTCTTGGTTCTGGCTGCGCTCCCATCATCGTGAGCATCGCATCGCCAATTTCAGTCGGCCCCATCTCAATGGCGATGTGCGCTCGATACATTGCGACCAGATCGTTGATAGGGCTATTCTGTGCAGCCGTCGCGAACCATCCGGTAGCTCCTATGTGTCCTTCAGACGTTCCCTGATCCTGCGACGTTGTTAACAGCCAGTGATTCGGAATATTCGGAACGCCAAACACGGCCTGCCACCGTGACCACGGCACAAAAACATATTGCGCCTTAAACATGAAATAGATGTCGCCCTGCTGTCTGACTTTCCAGTCACCTTTGCGGAGCTGCTCATAGGAAACATCGTCCAACTCGGAAAGCGCGAGATCGTATTCTTCCGCATCAAGATGTGGGTTGTCTTCGAGGCGGGCAAAGACAAACCTACGATTCAACTCCCGTCCGCTGCGTTCGTCCTTGCCGACCTTTGTTAATACTCGGGGTTGCTGACGCGCTTCCACTTCAGGATCAAAGTCGTCAGGAATAAATCGCCCTTCAACCCATTGCATTCCGGGCTCGCCAAGTTGGGCCGGGTTCGAGGCAGATCGCATCCGAATCGGGACATGCGCGGCCTCCTTCAACCGCCGCAACCGCGAGAAGAGGTAGGTGTACGTCTGTTGATGAAATCTAGTGAGTTCGTCAATACCCAGGAATTGATACTCAGCCGTTCGGTAGTTGTATTTGTCCCGATCCGTGGCGCAGTAACCAAAGCTCAGCGTCGCAGAAGGGCCAGCGGTGCTTTTGAACTCCCAACTCTTAGTTAGCGAATGCCACTCAGCGCCGCTTCCTTTGAGCCATTCGTGAGCGCGATCCATCAGCGCCTTCGGCTTTGAAAGATCGGCGTAGGTTTTCATCAAGAGCAACGCCGAATATCCGGGCACGTCTACATACTGCAACGCGGCCATTAGGAGCGCATCCGTTTTGCCGCCTCCGGCTGATCCTCCGTAAAAGGCTTCGAGATCAAGTAAGTCGAGGAAGAGTTTTTGACGAGGCGTAGGGCTGTGAGGACACCACCGATCGATTGGGGCGCGCAGAAGCAGATCGAGTTCTTTTAACTCTTCAGGCGTGAGATAACTCAAGTCTGCTAAGTCGTATTCAATCTCGTCAGCCAGTGGTTCCATTGTTCTCATTCTCAGGAACTAATAGCGCCATCGGTTGACCGCCAGCATTCAGCCGCCGCAGTCGGCCTTTACCAAGCAAATCCCTAACGCGCTTCTCTTTTTCTTCGTCCGGCAGATCGCTTATGATCTTGCTGATGCTGTTTGCCTTGCCACTCTCCGTCCGCAGTTTGTCGTAGACAATTCCAAAGGCTCCTGCGACTTGGTAGATACTCGACTTGTCGCTGGTGCCCAGCAGCTTATGCTCAATCAGGTCAAGCAACTGCGTGGCGACACGTTCAAGCTTTTCCTGTGTCAGGGTGTAAACCTTGTCGGCTTCTTCGGCGAGAATGGCTCCCTGTTTCTCGGCGGCTTCTATTTTCCGGCGTTGAAGTTCCGCCGCGAATGGAGCGTTAGCCTTAACCCACTTCGCTATCGTAGAGCGCGACACGCCCGATTCTTTGAAAGTTTTGTTGACGTTTCCGTTGTTGAGCTTTAGAAGCGCCAGCGTTGCAACTTGCTTTTCGTGTTGGGCTTCAGCCTTTAGTTTGGGCATGATAATTTGCCTTTCGTTGACGCTTGGTGATAGCCTCCGCAGCCATGAAGTTCACTCTCGCTACCTACCTCGCGATTGCGGCTGTATTTTGGTTGCTCATATTAAGCGTGACCTGCGTTGCGCTCGCGTATGGCAGTCGAAATAGCAGAGAGCGATACAGGGAAGTTGTTGCGGTGTTTGTAGCATTGGCATGGATCAGTGTGGCTGGTCCTCCAGTCTATCAATGGTTACGAACACTGCTCTTCGGTTGAAACTCCCTTATGGTCCGCTAGGCAAACGCGGCGCTCCCGGCATAGGCAAAGCGCGCGACTTCTCGCCCGGCAGACTAAATTCAGGTCTATTCTTTGGGCGCTCGCTGCGATCCTTCTTCTCTTCCGCCTTTTTCCCTTTTACCTCCTGACGGATCTTCTCAGAAATCTCCGGCTCTGCCTTGAGCAATGCAGACATCTTCGCAACGCGCTCCCTGTCTGTCAGCGTTGTATCTTGGGCGGTCGTCACAATCTCGCGAGTAAGCCTAGTGATCTGTTGGCGCGCCGGAAGAGAAGGCGTCTCCATCGCGATAGTGCGAAGAATCGATACCGCCTGGTTAGCGTCCGTAAGTAAGAGCCTGAATTCTCGCTGCTCATTAGTTTCGGGGCGGTCCTTTGATCCGGCCCGCGCGTTTGCCAAAGCCAGCTTGTCATAGAACGACGTAAGCACTCGTGAACCAAACCCTTCAGTGCCACCTTGTCTAAACGCTCTTCCGAATACCGGAAGATCGGACAGTTCGCGTTCGCGCACTCCACGCTGGCCTCCGAGTCCGATCACATTCAGAAGGTCAGGAGCTACCCCGCCACCAAAGCCACGGATCAACGCATCAACTCGACGCGGACTGACTTTGTCGGGGAACTTCTGCCCCAACCACTTCGCAACGGTTGAGGTGTATGGCCCTCGCTGTTCGCCCGGCGGCAGATCCAGCTCGCCGCGTGGGACGATTGGCTTGTCAAAGAAATCGATGCGGTTCTGCCACTGCTCTTTGGCGTTTCTTAATACAACCGGGTAAACGTCAGGCGTAGTCGTCTCATAGATGTAACCCATTGAGGCTTTCACGCCCTCGGGATCTTTCGCGTACCATGAATCCATAATCGCTTCCGGCACGACCCCAAACGCATTACCCCACTCGAAGGCTCGCGGTATGGCGATCACCTGGTCCCCGGCCTCGATGTACCATGACGTGAAACGTTCACGGAACGGCATGTCCCTAAACCACGGCTTGTCTTTGTTCTTCCACCACAGCAATAGTGTGGGAATCGTAATCAGTAACAAGCCGCGAAGAATCGAACGGAAAGGATGATCGCGCATCGCTCTGGCGTAGCTGCGCCCACCCTGAATATTCGCGTTAAAGAATGGCACGGCCTGATTGATCATCTTCGCCAGTTTACCGACCGCGCTGAAGTCAACTGTCACTTGCTTTGCGGCCAGCCCTAACTGGATCGCTTGATCAATCGTCATTGGATCGCCGGGCTTCCAGCCTACCTCACTCGCGAGCGCTCGCAGTTCGGCGACGCGCGACGCGCTTTCAGGCAGTGACAGGAACTCGCGCACAAGATTCATAGGATCGGTCACTGTGTTTATGATCTTGCCTCGAAATAGTCTCTTTGCCGTCTTGCGAGTCAGCGCAATGTCAGCACCTAGCGGCTGGCCTAATTGCGCGCCAAGGCGATAGAACGTATCAAGGTAGGGATCGCGTTTTCCGATAGCTCGAAGAGGGCTAAAGGCTGCGGCCATGCTGCGCATCCAATACGCCGCGAGCATCGCGGGGTTCTTGTGCGACTGCGTTTGCATGACAAACGTTTGGAAGTCTCGCGTTGGATTTGTAAACAAGGCGAACGCTGCGCGCAGTCCGGTGGTTCCGGCCCGGAATATTCGTGTGGGAACACCGAGAATCAGATCAGCCAGCTTGGGTAAGCGATATAGATCCAGCCCCATGAGCGTGTTGTATAAATCCGGTTGGACGTAATACCAGCGCATCACTCCATCGCGCATGATCGGAACGATAGGATCTTGGCCTTTTGGTTGCTGGGCCGGCGTAAAGAAAGTCATTACCTCGTCAATGTCGGCGTCGTCCAGGTTCATTTCAGCGCCTTGTTTCATGAGGCGGTCAATCACTTCATCGGTCGTCACGCTGAACGGCACCTTGGACTTTGGCACCTCTTCGATAAGGTGGCCCATACCTTCGCGATCAGAGAGCCTGACGATGGTGTCGAGGACGCGCCGCTTGTGCGCCATTGCGATCATCCGTTGGGCATTGGCGATCATCTGCGGGAAGATATCTTTGACTGCCCGGCCAGAGCCTTTCATGCGCTTTAGCGGATTG